GTCCCATTATTTACTTGATTAACTGGGAAAAACATAGTCGCAGTAAATTACAAAGTAAAGTTAAAGATTTTTTAAAAGTTTTTTGGGATGGAGACGTGGTGTTCGAAGAGTTTCCAGTGGTAGGTACGCGACTAACAATAGACTTTTATAATGCAACTAAAAACATAGCAATAGAGGTACAAGGAAACCAGCATACAAAATATAATAAATTCTTTCATAAAGGAAATAAAATGAACTACTTGGATCAATTAAAAAGAGACGATGAAAAATTATCATTTTGTAATTTAAATAATATTAAATTACTCGAGGTCCATGAAGGACAGCTGGACTTCGATTCCCTGCATAAAGAAATAGTGTAATTATATGGACATGCGAGACGACTTGCCAGATAGGCCAGTAGAAGAGTTTACTATTCCTAATAGTTTTCTAGATAAGCTCTTCGAGTTTACAGGAGACGGTGATGACGGTGGTTTTATCTTAGCTTATGTTACCCAAGATGGTCGCCCGCTCATACAATGCAAAATAGGCTCCCAGATAGTAGAAATGGGGTTACGAAAAGCCTTAGAGAGATTTTTGGATGATATGGAGTTAGGGGAAAAAGCTCTCTCAGAAGACAACCCATCTTGAATGACTAAAATGAGTTTAGGAAAACCCACTAAAGTAGATAAGCAATGGGGCTATGAAATATGGCTTGTTAACAACAAAGAGGAAAACTATTGTGGTAAAATTTTATACATCAACGAAGGATGCAGCACCTCTATGCATTTCCACGCTAACAAACATGAAAGCTTTTATATTCTCAAAGGAAACCTACAGATAGATATCCTAGATACCTTCACCACTAAAATACACTCTAAAACACTCCATGAAGGAGAGGTATTTTCTTTGGACAGAGTTATTCCACATAAGCTTATAGCTAAAGACGGACCAGTCAAATTTGTAGAAACCAGTACTTACCACGAAGACAGCGATAGCTATCGAGTGTGGATATAGTTCTTGACTTTGGTGTTTTTTTACCGTAGAGTTGTAATTGTATGATATTTTCTTTAGAGCTTGAACAACATTTGCTTTCTGCGCTTATTAAGCACCCTGCCAAGTATGGGAACATCGCAAGCTTTATTGATGAGAACGATTTTTGTGCTGATGAAAATTCTATAAATAAAACAATTTTCTACGTTCTTCGGCAGGCCCTTGAGAACGCAGAAAAAATGGACGAGGTGCTTTTGTCGCAGCGAGTAGATGCGCTTAACATTAGTTTTCCTAGTGACATTAAGATTTCAGATTATATACACTCCCTTGCGCTTCGCAAAGTTTCCTCGGATAATGTAGAAAAAATAGCCCAAGAGTTAAAAAAATATACAGTTAGACGTGAGATTTTTGAAGGGGCAAAAAAAGTGGCGGAGTCTATGCGCAAAATGTCACCCTCTATATCTTATAATGACATCATAGAGAGCGCAGACAACACTTTTAATGAAAAAATAAACTTCTTTGACGCCGGGCCTAACAGCCCGGTCAATATCTCGGATGAGATGGAGGAATGGATAGAAGTTAGAGGCAATAACCCTGTTACTGAGTTTGGCCTTATGAGCCCGTATAAGCGCGTTAATGATATTTATGGCTCACTGTTACGTCCGGGTAATATAACGGTCATAGTGGCCCGCTCAGGCGTCGGCAAGACCCGTTTCTGTATGGATTTCTGTACCAAGGTATCTTCTGAATATGATGTCCCTGTGTTGCATTTTGATAATGGGGAAATGTCTAAAGAAGAGTTGATTGTGCGTCAATGTTCAGCGTTAAGCGGAGTATCAGCGAACCTATTAGAAACAGGCCAATGGAGACAAGCGGGGGAAGAAATTGTTAATAAGGTTCGGGCTGTTTGGAAGGAAGTAAAAAAGATTAAGTTCTATTATTATAATGTGGGGGGGATGAGCGTTGATAACATGACGGCTACCTTGCGTCGTTTTTATTACTCCAAGATTGGTCGTGGAAACCCTATGGTTTTTTCTTTTGATTACATTAAAACCACGTTTGAAAATAACGGTGCAAAGTCAGAGTGGCAAATTGTTGGTGAGATGGTAGATAAATTTAAGAAGACCATTCAAAAAGAAATTTTAAGTGACGGTGGTCCCGTCATCCCCATGATTACTTCTGTCCAAAGCAACCGTCAAGGCATTGTCAACAATCGCCAAGCGCAGGATGTTGTTGATGACGAAAGTATTGTTTCTTTATCGGATCGCATTACCCAGTTTTGTTCTCATATGTTTATTTTAAGACAAAAAACATTAGACGAGATAGCGAATGAACCAAACTTTGGTACCCATAAATTAATCAACGTAAAATCTCGCCATCTAGGCGCTGAATACATGAGAGCTATCAACCCCGTTAGAATGCCAGACGGCTCCTTACGCAAGAACGCTATCAATTTGCAAATGGATGGTTTTAATGTGGAAGAACGCGGAGATATGGTTGATTTGGTTAGAGCTCTAGATGTTAATGGTGAGCTTGATGCGAACGACAATGTTGCTGATGATTTTATCCCGGAGCTTTTACGTTGATGGAAACCGAAGACATTAAAGAGGCGCTCAATGAGCTTGGGTTTAAACTACGGGACCGTGGGCCCTATTGGCAAACCAACGCATTGTGGCGTAATGGCAACAACTTTACCGCGATACAAATATATAAAGATTCTGGGGTTTGGCGTGATTATGTCGAAGGGACTTCCTTTTTACCCTTTCAAGCCTTAGTTGAAAAAACCCTAGGAACTAAGGATAAAAAAATACTGTCTCGCTACATCCAGCCTTCTGGCGAAGCTAAATCCCCCAGCACTTTTGAAAAAGAAGATCAAAAAGTTAAAATCCAAATGGACGAAATCTACTCATTAGAATACCTATCCAAACTTCTACCACACTTTAAATTCTACAACGATAAAGAGATCTCAACTTTAACGTTAAAGCTATATAAAGGAGGATTGGCCACAGCAGGCAAACTCAACGGCAGATTTGTTTTTCCTATTTTTGACGAAAACGACCCATCTCAAATCATTGGTTTTACGGGGCGTCATTTGCGCTGGAAGAGCGAATCAGAATTTCCTAAATGGAAGCACGTTGGCCGCAAATCTAACTGGCTTTACCCGCTTTGCATTTCGGACAGTACAGGAGCAAAGCCGTTTTTGGAATGCGTTGAAGACCGACGCGAGGTGATTATTGTAGAAAGTATAGGCGATAGCCTAGCATTAACTGAAAACAGCTTCTTAAATCACTTAGTCGTAGGAGGCTTAGACCTCAGCTCAAAACAGATTTCATTCCTTCTTTCCCAAGATCTGGATCAAATCATAATTGGAACAAATAACGACAAATCTAATGTCGGACTCCATGCGGCTATTAAAATTTTTATTAAACTCTTAAATTATTTTGACATCACAAAGCTTCGAATCAACCTTCCCACAAGCAATGACTTTGGGGATATGCAACAAGAAGGTGTAAATTTTAAAGAGAAGTGGTATGAAAAACCCCTAGATAAAGAGAAACAAATATCTAAAATCTACTCCATACTGAAAAGCACAGAAGGAATGAATATAATCAAAAACAAAACAGAAAGAAAGAAAAAAATAAATTTCCTTAAAGATCTTATAGAACAGTCTAATGTCTAAAACAAAACCTGTTTACCTATCAGCTAGTCGCCTTAAGACAGTTAAAATGTGTTCGTGGCTTTATTGGTGCAAATATCACCAGCGTTTGCCTGATAAGTCTAATGACGGAGCTTCCCGCGGTACTGTCTGTCACTTGATTTTTGAATGTCTTGGTAAGCCCTCAAGACGTCATTACTATGATGCTATTTTAGAAAGCAACGACCCTTTCGTTGTCCCTTCTATTAAAAAGTTAATACTGTCAACATCTCAGGCGCTTGGTGTTGATGATAAAGAGAACATGGAACTCATTAAGGAGATGATTACAGCAGGGTTACGTTATGATTTTTTTGGCAAGAAAAACGGTAAACCCGCCCAGTCATTTTCAGAGTATGATTTCGATATGCACATAGACGAAGGAGAAAAAGACTATTATGTCAAAGGGTTCATAGATAAGCTGTTTATATATGACAAGAAAAGCTCTGCCCTCATAAGAGACTTTAAAACAAGCAAACAAGTTTTCAAAGGAGAGGATAAGAAAAAAAACCTGCAGGATTATATTTACAGCGTTGCAGTTAAATATCTTTTTCCAGATATAAAAAACCGCAATAGCGAATTTGTTTTTTTGAAATTTGATTTAGAAAAAGAAGACAAGCCTGAAGGCATTATGAAGATGCGGAAGATTTCTGATAAAAAACTCGATGAGTTTGAAATAGAATTAACTCAAGC